GAGGCACCCACAGCCATGGCGGCTCAGGTCACGCAACGACGAAACGCACCCCCTGCGGCTCCGTCCTCAAAGATCGCAAGCGGCAATTCCAATGGCAAAAATGTCGTTCGGTTGAGCGCAGATCAGCGTGAGGCGGCAAAGATCGCCGGGATGACCCCGGAAGAATACGCCAAGAACATGGTTGCCCTGAAGCGTGAAGGCAAACTCAATTAAGGAACATGGAAATGACAGACAATAGCAACAATTCTGCCGCACCCCGCCGCCGTGGTCGCCCACCGGCAAATCCAGCCCGTAACGAATCAATCCCTAGCGCAAGCTCTGAGGATATGATCGCCCCAGTGGAGCGCAGACCCATGCGTGAAGAAGATTCCCGCGCCCGTGCCGCCAAGCGTGCTGCCGAAATCCGCCAGCACCGCACTGAACATGACTTTGACGAGAACGACAAATTCCGCATTGAGCGTGACAAGGTGCCGGATGGCTGGTCTTACGAATGGAAGCGCAAGACGGTTCTGGGCAAGGAAGACCCGTCCTATGAAATCAGCCTGCGCCGTGGCGGCTGGGAGCCTGTACCGGCTTCCCGGCACCCAGAAATGATGCCTAAAGGCCATTATGACACCATTGAGCGTGAGGGCATGATCCTTATGGAACGGCCTAATGAACTAACTGAAGATGCCCGCCGCAAAGAGCTTCGGGAGGCCCGCAATGCCGTCCGGGCCAAGGAACAGCAGCTTAACGAAAGCGCGCCGGGCACCTTTGAGCGCGAGGGCAAGGTTAAGCGCGGTTATCAGCCAATGGATATTCCCAAGGACTGATAAAGTTAAAATACAAAAACAATGGAGCGGGCAGAAATGTCCGCTCTTTTTGTTTAATACACTATTGACGTTAATTACGTTCCGGTTGTATTAGTAATACATCTTCCCCCCGGCGTGGGAAGTTCATGATTTACAATCGCTAGTTTGACGGCCCCGGCGGCTTCTTAAACTGGCTTCTCACTCAAGGAGTACCGGGGATGGCAAATACTGCAGCTCCCTTTGGTTTCCGCCAGTATCGCGGCACGGGTTCTGTTCCGACTTATGAACAGGTTCCGGCCAAGATTGCCTCTAACAACTCAACGGCAATCTTTTACGGCGATGCGGTGGTTCCGGTCACTGGCACTGCCACTGGCTATATCAAGCAGGCAACTGCTTCTACTGTTCCTCTGGCTGGCATTTTTGTCGGCTGCAAGTATGTTTCCGTGTCGCAGAAGCGCACCGTCTGGTCCAACTACTGGCCCGGTTCGGATGCCAATGGCGATGTTGAGGCGTATATCATCAACGATCCAAACTCGCAGTTTGTTGTTCAGGCTGGTGCCTCTGGCATTCCGGCTTCGAAGGTTGGTCAGCTTGCCCAGCTTGTTGTCGGTTCCGGCAACACCGCCACGGGTATTTCTGGCATGTACCTGAACGACACTGTTGGCACTACTGCCACATATCCCTTCCGCGTGGTTGATGTTGTGACTGATCCTCCGGGCCAGAATGGCACGGATGCGACCAGCGCCTACAACTATGTGGTCGTGGCCTTCAACAATGTCCTCACGCGCTCTAACGGCGCTGTGACCGGCATTTCGTAATAGGAGTAAGGTACAATGGCTGTTAATCTTTCAGCAATTAAAGACCTTCTCCTCCCCGGTCTTCGTGGGGTAGAAGGCAAGTATGAGATGATCCCATCTCAGTACGACAAGATTTTCACTAAGCACGAGTCGAAGATGGCCCTCGAGCGTACCGCCGAAATGCGGTATCTGGGTCTCGCGCAACTCAAGACCGAAGGTGGTCAGACTGCGTTTGATTCGGGTGCTGGTGAGCGTTTTGTGTACAACCAAGACCACTCTGAAATTGCTCTGGGTTACGCGATCACTCGTAAGGCGATTGACGATAACCTCTATAAGACCCAGTTCGCTCCGTCGAACCTTGGCCTTATCGAATCCTTCCAGCAGACGAAGGAAATCTACGGCGCTAACATCCTCAACACCGCAACGACTTACAATGCGGCTGTTGGCGGTGACGGCGTGGCCCTTTGCGCCACGAACCATCCGATTGATGGCACGACCGTAGCTAACCGCCCGTCCACTGACGTTGACCTGAACGAAGCGACCCTGCTTAACGGCATGATCAGCGTTCGTACCCAGTTCCGCGATCAGGCTGGCCTGAAGGTGTTCGCCCGCGCTCGTAAGCTCGTGGTTCCGCCACAACTTGAGCCGGTCGCTATCCGCCTCACCAAGACGGAACTCCGTCCGGGTACTGGCGATAACGATGTGAACGCCATCATCAGCACTGCTGGCGGTCTTCCCGAAGGCTATATGGTCAACGACTTCCTCACCTCCGCCTATGCTTGGTTCCTTCTGACCAACATCGACGGACTCTCCTACATGGAGCGTGTGAAGTTCGAAACCGATATGCAGGTGGACTTCGTGACCGACAACCTTCTGGTTAAGGCTTACGAGCGTTACAGCTTCGGTTACTACAACTGGCGTTCGATCTGGGGTTCATTCCCGACTTCGTAATGCAACTGGGGCGGCTTGGAATAATCTGAGCCGCCCTAAAACACTGGGCAAAAGGAAAATACAATGAGTATCACTGCATATTCCGGCCCTCTGGTTGTATTCGGTCAGGCTCCCTCTTACGATTACAATCCAGAGGCGGGACCATCCCTCTTCTACGGCGGTATGGGTATCCTTGATCCCCGTTCTGCTTACACCTACGAGCCGGGACAGGACTTCGGTAACGTCACGGCTGGTTTTCTTGGTGTGAATCACATCATCACCATCAACTATGCCCCTGCGACAAAGGCGGCAGCAGGTATTGCTGCTCTTGCCAATGTCACCAGCGGCACGGCTATGACGCTTGTTTCCTCTTCGGGCAGCGGCGTTACGGTGGGCGTTTCTACTATCAATGCGGCAACGGGTCAGACTGTCACGGGCCTTCTGGCTCTTGGCGGCGGCGCAGCGCAGCGCGTTTCCTTCGGTTCTTCTGGCACTGTTCAGCTTTGGAATCCGGCAACGCTTCTGAGCCGTGCGGTTAGCATCACTGGTTCTACCAGCGGTACAGGCGGTGATTTCCTTGTTTCGGGCTATGACGTTTACGGCTACCCGATGACGGAAACCATCACTTGCGGCGCGGGTGCTAACACTGTGAACGGCGCAAAGGCGTTTAAGTATATCGCCTCTGTTGTTCCGCAGTTTACGGACGCGCATAACTATTCCGTGGGCACGACTGACATCTTCGGCTTCCCGATCTATTCCGCAACTTGGAATGGCGGGGCTGTCGCTGATGTGTCTATCTCTTGGAATGGCGCTGTGATTACGTCCACCACCGGATATACGGCTGGTGTGACCACAACCGCGACCGCTACCACGGGTGACGTTCGTGGCACCTACGCAGTTCAGTCTGCGTCAGATGGCACGAAGAAACTCATCATCACGCAGTCCCCAACTCTGGCGAATATCGCCTCTGCCACGGGCCTGTTTGGCGTAACTCAGGCTTAATAAAGGAACATGAGCATGAAGAAGCACCACATGTCTCATCGCAAGCATAAGGCAGAAGGCGGCAAACTTGACGCGGGCGTAATGGCCCACGACGAGGCCCCGTCTGAAGTTTATGCGGGCGCTGGCTCAAATGTTGTTAAGGAAGCTAAGGAAAAGAAGCGTGGCGGTCGTGCTATGAAGCACGTTGGTCATGTTGCTGGTCACAAGGGCAAGGCCCGCGCTGACCGTCCTGCTCGTAAGGCTGGTGGCCGCGTTGGCTGCGAGAAGTCTCCCTTCTCGTCTGCCCATCATGGCACTGAGCCGAAGGGCCACAAGTCTATGCCGAATTGATCGGTAACTGGCTGTAAGGCGTAGGGGCTGGTTGCTGGTTATTCAGTAGCCAGCCCTTTCTCTTAGGGCCTAAATGATGTAGATATAAACAAGCAAAGTAAGGCAAGGGATTAACAATGGCTCTCCCTATCACGATCACAACTTCGGATGCCAGCGGCGGGGCAATTACGTCCAATATTGTTGCCCTTGATTACTGGACATCTCCTTTTAACATTGCACTGAGTGTCGTAGTGACCGGAACGGTTAACTATACCGTTCAGTACACTTTTGACAAAATTCAAGAACAGGGTTGGGTTCCGTCTGGTGGAAACTGGACCAATCATCCAAGCCTGACGACCCAGACCGCCACGAAAGATAGCAACCTTGCTTATCCTGCCACGGCGGTTCGCATTATCCAAAATTCCGGCACGGGTTCTTGCCTGTTCACGGTCATCCAAGCTGGCGGCGGAGGTAACTCGTAATGATTTCCACCAATATTGACGGTTCTCCTGTCGGCGGTGCCAATCAACTTTTTGATCTTCTGAGTGTTGTTTCAAACCCAGCGGAAGTTAAAAAGCGCATTGCCGATCTTCAAAAGGCTCAGGCGGATGCCGAAGCCGTGATCAATCTGGTTGGCCCCGCAGAACAGGTCATCAAGTTCCGCGATCAGGCCGCCAAGGACAAGGATGCGGCTGCGGCCATCCTTGCTGACGCTCAAGGCAAGGCTGATAGCATGGTTGCTTCTGCCTCTACTCAGGCGGCTGCAATCATTGAATCTGCTAATGCGTCCGTTTCTAACCTTCTGGCAGATGCCAAAGCAAAAAATGACGCTGCTGCGGCGGCTATCGCTGTTGTAAATAAGCAACAGTCTGATCTGAAGGCCGCTCAGGACGCGATTGCACAGGCGGCTGTTCAACTTAATGCTCAGAAGGCCGATCTGGCGGCTCAGATTGTTGCCGCCAAGAAAGTTCAGGACAATGCGGAAGCTCTGAAGCAAGAGATTATCGCCAAGCACAAGGCTTTCATTGAAAGCATTGCGTAATGTCGATTGCGCCTCACTCTGGGATTATTGATTTTGGTACATTTACGGCCCCTACGGGGGGCCAAGATGGTATTCAGGGTGAGGTTCCCGCACCGCTCTCTACAGAAGCCACCTATATTCTAAGCGCCCAAGGTTGGATTCCGGGCAGCGGTGGCCCAACTGGGCCAACTGGTCCAACAGGCAATGCCGGTCCCACTGGTCCAGCGGGTTCTATTGGTCCCACAGGTGCAAATGGTCCGACAGGCCCCACTGGCGCAAATGGTCTTGATGGCCCTACTGGTCCTACGGGAGCTAATTCTACTGTTCCCGGTCCTACAGGACCAACTGGTCCAACAGGCGCAGCAAGCACGGTTGCTGGACCCACCGGGCCTACTGGTGCAACGGGCGCTATTGGTCCTACGGGCGCGTTTGGCGGCCCAACGGGACCGACTGGTGCGGGCGGTGCAATTGGTTATTGGGGATCTTTTTATGACGTTGCAAACCAAACCGCGGCGGCAACGGGCACTCCATATGCTGTAAGACTTTCCAATACAGACCCTAATAGCAATGGCGTATCCATTGTAAGCAGTTCGCGGATCACATTTGCTAATGCTGGCGTTTACAATATTCAATATTCGCTTCAATTCACAAATTCAGATACGCAGTTACATGACGTTGATGTGTGGATACGCAAAAACGATAGTGGCACAAGCGGGGATGTTCCTGATAGCAATAGTCAATATACAGTTCCAAATAAACACGGCGGGATTAACGGCAATTTAATCGCAGCCATCAATTATATATTGAATCTAAATGCTGGTGATTACATCGAAGTAATGTGGTCGACAACGAGTACACAAGTTTCTCTAAATGCATTTTCTGCAACAGCAAGCGTACCGGAAACGCCATCTGCTATCGTGACCGCACAACAGGTCATGTACACGCAAGTTGGCCCTACTGGTCCTACGGGAGCTGCATCTACTGTTGCTGGTCCCACTGGACCTACGGGAGCCACGGGACTTACGGGGGCCACCGGCCCCACAGGCCCAACGGGTGCGAATAGCACAGTACCCGGCCCTACCGGACCCACCGGGCCAACGGGATCGACGGGCTCCCTTGGACCTACAGGCCCCACGGGATCGACGGGCTCCCTTGGACCTACAGGCCCCACGGGCGCAACGCCTACCTTCCAATACGGAATAACCGAACAAATTCGCCTTGGCGCTTTTACATGAGGTAAGAAATGGCTGCGACAACACTAAACACAACTCCAATTTACATTGGAACGCCAAACATCGCACTTGGCGGTGCGATTGTTGGAACAAACGCAAACACCGCGACAGACGGTACTGGCGCAAATACATATTTGATCTTCACCGCTGCATCGTCTGGCGGCTCTTATGTGTACAAAGTGATCCTCAAGTCTGTATCTACCACGGCAGCAACGGTTGCCCGACTTTGGTATTGCTCTGCAACTGGCGCATTTACGGCTGGCACAACAAACACTGCCGCTAATACCACGATGATTGCAGAACTTACGTTTGCGGCGTGGACAGCATCTAATACGACAGCCTCACCGCAATACGAAATCCCGGTGAACTTTCCACTCCCGCCAAGCACAAAACTTCTTGTGACATTCGGAACATCTACCGGCGCAAGCACAACTGGCTTTAATCCGTTGGTAATCGCAGGAGACTATTAATGGTTTTTTGGCGCATTAAATACGACGGTGACAGCTTTGGTTATCAAGTAATGGATGATGACCTAAGCAATGCTCGCCTGATTGATGACACATGCCAGCCGCTTGAGGGTGGTTTCGATTACGAATTCGTGGAAGTAACAGACGCCCCTGCTTGCTGGGTGCAATAATGTTCTCAGAGGCACTCCCGCGTAACGGCATAACCAACTGGAAAGTGTTCTATGCCGTCCAAGGCACAGATACGACAACCGGATGGCAATCATGGATGAAGCCGCCGGGGTGTGCGTGGATTTATATTTTATTGATTTCGTCTGGCGGCGGTGGCGGAAGGCCCAACAATGGTTCTCTGACAATTGCCTCCGGTGGGGGCGCGTCTGGCGGTCATACGCGCCTATTGATACCGGCCTTTACAGTTACAGACATTTTATATGTTCGTCCGGGCTCTGGCGGTCTTGGCGCTACAAGTCCGGGTGCTGGCGGTAACGGCGTGTTTTCTTATGTGGCTATGCAGCCCAATACAGCGGTTGCAAATACACTGATCGCACAGGGGGGCGGTGGCGGTGCAACGGGTGCCGCATCCGCACTTGGAGGAAGTGGCGGCATTAGTGCAATCACAACTCCAGCCGTTCAATGTTTAGGACTATTCACTGGACAAGATACTGTTTCCGGTAGCGCAGGAGCGCAAACATTAAATAGCTCAGGATCGTCCATTACGCAAAGCTCTGTAATTATTACAACAATTGGTGGCGGGGGTGGGAATGGAACCGGAGCCGGGGCAATTATAAATAACAATGTTGTTTACCCTTCGATTGCCGGAGGAATTGGATCAACTGGTGGCAATGGCAACAACGGCTTCCAACTTGGTGCCATGTGGACACCCGGCCTCAAATCATTTCCGCTGATCTTCTCAGGCGGTTCAGGCGGTGGCGGATCATCTGCCGTTGGTGGTACTGCCGGAAATGGTGGCAACGCCTCATATGGAGGCGGCGGCGGCGGTGGCGGCTCCTGCACGGATGCTGGCGGTACGTCTGGGAATGGCGGAAACGGCGGTGACGGCATTATCTTCATAGGAGCGTTTTGATGTGGAATGACGCTCTGCCGCGAAATGGCATTACAAATTGGTCGGTGTTTTATGCGCAAAAAAGTGGGACATTGACTAATGATTGGCTTACTTGGATGAAGCCTGCGGGATGTTCGTGGGTTTATTTTTTTATTATTGGTGCTGCAGGTGGAGGTGGTCGTGCTGTAAATGGCGCTCTGACAACAGCATCTGCTGGCGGCGCGTCAGGTTCAGTGTCCCGTATTCTCATCCCGGCAACTTTGGTTCCTGATATTTTATATATAAGACCCGGTGCTGGCGGCGCGGCTCAAACAGGCGTAAACAGAAATGGAAACAGTGGAGCAAACTCTTATATTTCTATTGCACCAAATACTACAGCGCAAAATCTTATTTGTGTTGCAGGCGGAGGCGGAGGCGGTGGTGTCGGCCCTGGAACAGGTACGGCTGGTGGTCTAGCAATTAATTCAACAAGTGGCATATGGGTAAATGTTGGCTTGTTTACTTCAATAACGGGCCAGACTGGCGGTAACGGAGCGGCGACCGCCGACACAGCCGGATCAAATGTAACATTTGGTGCATCTGGCCTTATTGTCACTGCTGGTGCTGGTGGTGGAAACGGCACTGGCGCAGGCGGAGATATAACCGGCGCTGGTCTTATGCCTACTATCTCTGGCGGTGTTGGAGTTACCGGAGGCGTTGGTAAGAATGGATTTAGGCAAGGGCAAAATTTAGCACCCGGATTTAAGTTATTTCCACTTTTGTTTAGTGGTGGGTCTGGTGGTGGCGGTCATTCAACCGGCACGGCTGGCGCGGGGGGCACAGGCTCATGGGGCTGCGGCGGTGGCGGTGGTGGAGCATGTTCGGCTGTTGGCGGTACGTCAGGTGTGGGTGGCGCTGGAGGCGATGCCCTCATTCTCATAGGGGCATTTTAATGTTTCCAATCAACGCAATTCCAACGCCCGGCAACACGAAGTTTCAGGTGTTCTATGCTAGTGGCACCGACTGGCAGGCGTGGCAAAAGCCACCCGGTTGCTCAATGGTTTATATATTTTTGCTTGCGGCTGGCGCTGGTGGCGGTAGGCCAAATAATGGCGCACAGACTGTTGGCGGCGGTGGTGGCGGTTCAGGCGGTGCATCAAGGATGCTTATCCCTGCTATCATGTTGCCAGACACTTTTTGGGTTCAACCCGGTGTTGGAGGGGCTGGAGCAACATCATTTGGGGCGGCGGGAACTAGCGGTTCTCCTAGTTATATAAGCATTGCTCCAAACTCTACCCAATCAAATCTTATATTTACTCAAAATGGCGGGACTGGTGGTGCGGCGGCAACAACGGGGGGGGCTGCTGGTGGTGTTGGCGTTGCTACAGGTGGAGCATTTGGCTCTCTTGGCCTCTGGTATTCCATCGCTGGGCAGGTGGGGGGCGGTGGTGCAAGCGCCGTTAATACAAACGGTTTAAGCGCCGGTTCACCCGGATCCGCAGGTATTATTTCAGGCGGCGGAACGGGTGGCGGAAATGGCACCGGCAGAGGAGGAAATACAATTGCTTTCGGATTTTTAGTTCAAATTAACGGCGGCGCTGGTACAGGCGGCTCACCCGGAGGGGCTGGTTTTCAAAAGGGCCTTTTAATTCAGCCGGGTCTAAAAACATTTCCGCTGCTTTTTAGCGGCGCTACTGGTGGCGGAGGTCACTCAACCGGAACCGCAGGGCGCGGCGGAGATGGCGCTTACGGTAGCGGTGGTGGAGGTGGCGGTGGTTGCTCCGGTGCAGGCACTTCCGGCAACGGCGGCAATGGCGGTGATGGGTTTGTGATTATTGGGACTTTCTGATAATGTGCATCAAATTAAATAGGGCCTCACCATGACCACCAGCAACACATACAATTTTAATCCTTCATTGAGCGAAGTGGTAATTTACG